TGATATTCCATATCAGGGACGTCAATCGTTATTTTTAACAGTCTAGCTATCGATAAGCCAGGTTGATTGTCTCCGTCTGTACAACGTTCTATCTCTTCACGCTTCATCAGTAGCCAATGAAATAGATATCGCTTGTCTATCATTTCTTTTGGTTCAACTCTAAAGCTATCTCCATCTATCCAACATGGATTTCGATGAAAGTAAACAGCCCCAACCGTGCCTTTACGAGTCAGCCGAATGGTATTGCTCTCGCAATTGAATTTGTCAGTTGTACCTTTTGGATTCTTGCCAGCACCATAGATTAAATAAGGGCCATCTGTTGGTTTTGTTCTAGTACCTGAAATAAGCTCACAAACTTCAAGCAATCCATACTTTGTTATCTTGTCTGGTTTCATTCTAATCCAACCATAAAATTATAAGCTAACAAATAATCATCTAAAACCTTGTGGCATTTTGTTATGAAGGATTTTAAATCAATATCTGCATTGAAGAACTGAATCAAAATCAATTGACTAGCTAAATGCTTTTCAAGGTGGTCAATTGCCATTTGATCTAATTCAGCATTTACTTTGTCAATATCTATTTCTTCTTTCTCTACTGGTTTGCTTGGTGCTACCCATCTATAATCTGAATCTAATGTATCGGATTCTTCATATTCAACCTTTTTTGTCTTGCAGTTGTAAATCTCTTTTGAAATTTCAGGGCTATTTTTTTCTTTGTCAACGACTAAGAAAATCACGTTGATAGATGTATCTTCAAATCCATTTTGAATCACATTCAACTCAACGAGATTGTTCCCTACTAACTCTCTTAATTTCTTTTCAGATTGACGGTAAGCAATCCCAGGAAACATGATATAAAATCCGTATCGTTTCGTATAAGTCAGCGACTTCAACAAAAAGATGTCATCAACAACACCCGATTTCTTCCACGGATACAATTCTTTAATAGCCTGTTGGTCTTCTTCTGGTAAATCTTTCAATTTCAGAGAGTAAGGCGGATTCATTGCAATTGCGTCCACTTGTATATCTGATTGATAAGTAAAAAAACTTTGATTATTCACAACTGCACAAGGGAAGTTAGTTTTCAACGCTTCGCAACTTTCCTGTTGAATTTCCACTGCATGAAAATCAGTCATACTGATAAACTGTTCCAACTGTCCAGAACCTGCAGCACCATCGAAGACAGAAATATTTTCACCACAATATTGCTTTACTTTATTTGCTAAATATTCTCTCAAAGGTTTACCAGTCACATATTCAGCGAACTTGTTAGCCTTCTCACGATTATTATGTTCAACAAATGTCACTCTTCCACCTCCTCAAAATAACTATGAAATTTACTTAGGTTCACAATAGCGACTTCTTCAACGGAATGTTTTTCGATATCAAAGTCTGGATCATTTTTCCCAAACTCTTTCTTTATGGCTTTTTCCGCTAGAAAAGGTAAGGCGAATATACTTGCTCCGTTTTTTAAGGCAAGCGCTTGACCGTGTTTATTTACTATTCGATACCCTATATCAAACGGTCTGATTTCCCTTGGGATTTTTATGCATTTACTTTGATTCTTCATTCTTTCTTCAAGCGTTTGTATCATCCTTCCACCTCTTCAATCTCAATTCCTGTAAAATCAAACACCCATCCAAAGCCGGCATCTTCTATCTCTTTGCGGGTGTGGTAGATTTTTGTTTCTTTGGAATATTGTTTTACTCCAAAATACCAATCTTCTACAACCCTATCATATTTTAGGTATCTTGTTTCTTTGCGAATGTTTTTAAATTTAATTGTATAACGCTTCTCTTCCTTTACCTCGTAGCCAAAAATCCAAGCGAGAGCAAGTGTTTCTTGATTACATCCATCGTAAAACCACTCCCGAAGTCCCCCTCTATCTTCATCGCCTACAAACTCAAATAAATCTTGTAAATCCCAATCTTTCTCTTTAGCATGTTTAATGTAATCATCCACAAACTGCTCTACTACGACTCTCTGCGGTTCGTCTAGTTGTTTCAAGTCTTTTTGAATTTCAGCAAGTAACACAGCGGCTTCGAAACTCATGCTCACCCTTGAGTGTTTCTTTTCGTATTTTTTGATCAATTCTTGTTTATTCATGCTTCCATCCTTTCCCGATTTCTGCTCGGTCATACTGCTCTTTGTTAACCAAAAATTTACCATACCCGCTAACCGTGATACTGTATCTGTTGCCGTCAAATTCCTTGCCAGTAACGATGCCAGCTAGACCAGAGCCAGCATTATCCACTTTATAAATAATTTCTGGCCGTCTGGCTTCTAGCTTTTGGATGTCACCTTTCAGTCCAGCGATCAAACAAAATATATAAAATAAGCAGAGATAAATAAATATGTCATGTTTTTTCATTTTTCACCTCTATTTGCCACAATTGCCAACCCAATAGCCCAAATAAGGGCTACTAGGTTGACAAAGCCAATCACAAACCATAGCATGGCTTCCATGATTATTCATCTTCTTTCTTCATCTTCATTCCAACCATCAATCCAAGCATACCTAATAGGCTGATTGCCAGTCCAAATTCTGACCCAGTCTTAGGTAATGTAGCTGGTGCAGTGTATTCTTCTACACGTTCGCCCTCATGCGTGATTTCAACCGCCTCACGTTCGATTTTAGGCGTTTTATCTTGTGGTTTGATATTTCCCTTTGGTTCGTCCTTTTGAGGCTTAGACGGCTTCTCTGGGCTTTCTGGGATATGTAGTTCTGGCAAGTCCAAAATAGGTGCTTCATTTGGAACGACTCCACCCTCAAATTCTGGCTTATCATATTTTGGCGCGTCAAACGGTACTGTGCCACCTTTCCATTCCGGTTTGTCAAGGATTGGTGCGGGTGGTAAGAGTGGAATGTCTTCGATATTGATTTCTGGCTTATCTAAGATAGGTGCATCATTTGGCAATTCAAAGACTGGCTTATTTTCGCCCTTGGCATCACCACGACCACCAACAAGCACGGCACGGCTTGAAGATGTAGCTCCGTCGTTTTCAGCTTTAAGCTCAACCTTGTTAGTAGGGTTTGTGCTTTCTTTTACCGCATTTGTCAATTTAGTCTTGTACCAGATGTAAATCATACGGTCTAAGCGATCCATTTTGATTTCAAAGCCATGCTCTGACTTGCTGATTGATTTCACTAAGTCCATTGCGCTACCCTTATCAATCCAAGGTGTCACGCTATCGACCTTATTGATAACCATGTAATCATCAACCAACTTCTGGTTATCGCTCATTTGGTCAATGATTTTAACGTAGTTTAACACCCGTTTAGCGTAGTTGACCCGAATAGTCCAATTGATGACGGTCGGGTCATTCTTGTCTTGACTGCCCCACTTAGAAATTAGTTCATCCTTGCCAATTTCTTGCTCCTTGCCAATTTGAGCAGTAACCACTGTACCGTTAAAATTAACCGTGACTGGTTTGCCAGATTCAACTTTATCTGTCCATTTAGCATCTAATTTCAAAGACATCTGCTTATTAAGTGGATGTTCCTTGAAATAGTTGTTAAATACAGTAGTTACAGTCTGCGTTGCTGGATCAGTCGAAGCCTTACCGACTACATTGTTCTCTGGATTTGTCACATCAAATTCATAAGATGTCTGGAAGGTGATTTCTTCTGGCAATTTGAAAGTTACCTTGTCGCCCTCGTTGATAGGCATTTCATCTGGGAAATTGATGTCTTTATACTCGACTGTAAAGCCTTGATATTTCCCGTTACCGTTTGACTGGTCTAGTTCAACTTTTGGGTTGTTGACTAAAATTTCACTTCCGTTCTTTTCAAAACTTGTAGCAGTGACTTCTCGCCCTCCAGTTGGTTCAATGTTTGCCACCGTGCTCTCTGTAGCCGTTGCTTCTTCTGGTTTAGCTTCTGCTCCAGCTTGAGCAGTTTCTCCCACTGTCGCTCCAGTGTCTCTGCTTCCGCTTGTAAGTTCTGTATTCTCTGCTCGACTGATTTCTTCATCTGCTTTAACTCCATTAATCCCGATTGTCAAAGTAGCAAGTGCTACGGTTGCTAGTAAAGTTACTTTATTGTTTTTCATTTTTCTGTCTCCATGATTTCTAGTGTGATTTTGTAGTTTTGTGTGCCAGACTTTCCGCCATGCAAAAAGCTGACCTCTTTGATGATGTTGCAGTTGTCGTCTGTCCAAAATTCTGCATCCGTTAAACCGTCCAGCAACGCCTTACTGGTTGGTGACCAGTTGGGAGGGTCATAACTATAATTCTTAGGCGGGAGTATAAATACTCGAACCTTGCAAGGCTTATCTTCTGTAAAAGGCAAGCCGTACCAGTCTTTGAGAGTGTTCTAACCCTCGTATTTTGCTAGTTCTCGTAGGAAGCGTGTGATTTTGGCTTTCTGTTGAAAATGCAAGCGGTCATTAGCAGATATCATCTGCTTGCGTGTTAGTTCAAACTGCATGATTATTGGTTCTGTCATGTCTTACTGCCCTAACAATCTTTTTAGAAATTCATCAAATTCGCCTTTTTCGTTTTCTTTTTCTAATGGTTCTTTTAGTTCTGAACCATCTTCTTCTGTGATCTCGTATTCTGCCTTAATCTTAACAAGACGGCCACCTACTGCTTTAGCCAGATTTTCCATAGATTTGTTAGTTTCTTCATCTTCTTTTTGGTAAACCGAAGCAAAGCGAATATCGTCGGTTAATTTAGCGGTAAATGTTAATGATCTGTCATTATTTTTATATTCGGCCAAAAATTTGTTGTTGTTATCTTTTGCGATTGCGTAAAATTCCTTTTGTTGTTTCATGTTATTTCTCCTTGTTTAAAATAAAGTTAGTTGTTGTTTAAAATCTGAAAGAGTAAGTCCGATTGATCTTAGATCGTTACTGATAGCGGTCAAGTCATTGGTTACAATAACTTTGTTCGATTCCCTCAAATACCGCTGTGTCTGGTATCCGCCCATATCGTCCTTATCCCAGATATCTTGTATAGTTTTGATCTCCGGGTACTCTCTGGCAAAACGTTCTTCAATCCAAGTCATAATAATGTCGATTTGATTAATTCTGTCATTTTATCCTCCCAAATTGCTAAACGGGACTTCCCATTGATAATCATCATATTCATTACAAACGATTTTGATAATTTTACCTTTGGAAATTTCAATTTCCTGTGTAAATTCCATGCCACACTCAAAAGTAAAAATTTTAATATCAACATCAAACTTACTTGAAATTTCTTGATAATTTTCTGGGATAGCACTCCATGCTTGCTCAAAATTATCCAGTTCAACGGTACAAAATTCTTCTTCAAGCCAAACTTCTATTTGTTTTTGGTCAATAAATGCTCGTCTTGTACCATTGATGTAAAAATAGGGATCTTTACTGTTGAATATAAGTAGATCACCATTATATTCAACTTCTAATGTTACAGTGTTGCTTAATAGCATTTCTTTCAATGCTGATGCAATATTTTCGCTTTTTCCTCTTAATTTAAGAGATCCTTTGGCCCAATTTGGCATTTTTTTCTCCTTTGTTTTTAGAATGGTAAATCATCATCTGAGATGTCCATAGGGTTTGCATTCATAGGCTCTGCCTGACGTCCAAAATCTGGCTGGCCGTATCCTTGCGACGGCCCAGCTTCACGGTCTTTCCGGCTTTCCAAAAGCTGGAAGTTGTCCGCTACAACTTCTGTCACATACACACGCTGCCCTTGCTGATTTTCATAATTGCGAGTCTGGATGCGTCCAGTAATACCAATCAAAGCCCCTTTTTTAGCCCAATTTGCTAGATTTTCTGCTTGTTGTCGCCAAATCACACAATTGATAAAATCAGCTTCACGCTCTCCATTCTGGCTTTTGAAAGGGCAATTTACTGCAAGTGTGAAAGTTGCTACTGCTTGATTGTTTGGGGTGTAGCGTAATTCTGGATCTCGTACCAGACGGCCCACTAATACTACATTGTTAATCATTAAAACTAATCTCCAATCAAATTATTTAAAGTGACGATGCTGTTTAATTTCTTCTGGCTACGGCAATAATCGCAATGACCGCAAGCTATAGGTTCTACCTTTCGCTGGATAACATCCCAGACTTCCTTAATGGTGTCTCTCACTTCTTCCAGACCTTCCTCAAGCCATTCTTCATCAATCCGAATCACTTCTTTGTCTGGCACTTCTTCCTTGCTGACCGCTACGATGATAGGCCTAAACTCATCGCCCGTCATTTGTTTCAGCAATTCCCGATAGATTGCAAGCTGTGAGTGATACCCAAAACTTAAAATGTTATTCACTGCAGTTGGTACCTTGCGTCGTAGGTCCGCGTTCCACTCCATATCATAGATAGACTTCATTGTCTTTAGGTCTGCGAAATACCCCTGCGTTAAGTTCACGCTGTCAAGTTTGCCCTTGAATGGCACGCCCTCAATTTCACCGTAGACAATCAATTCCTTAACAACCTTCTCGGTTGAGCTACCGTGGTATAGGCGGTTAAAGGAAGGGTCATCCTTTAACGACGCGATCATTGAATCGCCGATCAAAAAATCTTTTTTGAGTTGCCCTTTTGTTTTTCCAGTCTTTGAAATCAGCTTATCGCCGTTTTCTTCCAAAAAGGCTTTGTGTGCCCCCCGGCTTTCAAAGTAACTGTGTACATAATTCCCTAAGAGTAGAGGTGTTTCATCACGCGACTCGGTCCATTCGCCATCTTCCACGGCAAGGGCGCGAGCTGGGCATTTCAAAAACTGCTTCATTCGCGAATAGGACAGGTACTCTTTATCCCGGTAGTAATTCTCTTGATTTAACTTTTTCATTTCTGCTCCTTGATATTTGTCGTGTTGCCTTCAAATAGTCCGAGTTCTTCGTATACACCGTCGCTAGCTCCTAAAACATCATCAGACGATTTCAGAGGCTCGCCGTGCTCTTTTTCTGGTTCGCTAGTATATCCTATTGTTTTATCAGTCAAGAAGCTCTCAAGTGATTCTGTGGCTTCTGGCGGGGTCACGTCTTTCGCTCCATTTTGGACATTGCTGTCTACATTATCATCAATAATGGCCTGTTGCATTTCAATTGACAAAGGAGCATAAGTTGAAAGTAACTGCTTCAATACTGTCTTGCGTGCCATTGCGTCAAAATCAGTCTGCCACGGGCTAGATTTCCCGCTAAAAGAACGGCTGTACTTCTTACCATGCGCAAGAACGCGATCCTTGGTCCAGAATAAGGTTTTTTCAAAACCGTTTGAAAGTCGCATAAACGCGAAGTAGCCCGCCACTTCCTCGTTAGCTTTTGGCAAAGCCTGCATGTCTACTTCCAGGTCTTCAGTGAGTGGGTTGTAGCCTTTGAACTGGCTTGCGTAGATTTCCCCAGCGTTTAGCTTGACAATTTGACCGCTACGCTGTGCAAGTTGGATCAATCCCTTATATCCAAGCTGGAACTGAGCCTCTGATCCATAAGGCACGATATATGCGAAACCAAGGTTAGGATCAATAGGTAGATCGAGTGTGGCAGCCTTCATCGCTGCATTTAGTACGCTTGTGTTTGTCGATTTAGCAAGATGGCTGTTATTGTTTACGATTGATAACAAGCTGGTCACGAATTGTGTCTCGCGTCCATTTACGACTGATTTCAATTTGTCTAATACGACAGGGCTGTTAAATGCATCCTTTGGTGCCATTAAGTCAAAATTATTTTTGCTCATTTTTTATTACTCCTTTTTTCTAATCTTCTTCGCAGTATACCCAGCGTCCATTTACGAAATAAAGCTGTCTGGGTCTTTGTAATCATCTTTTTCTGGTTCGGGTTGCAAATGGTCCCGATCATAATCAAATGGAAACATTATCTCGCTCCTTTAATTTCTTGTAACTATCCCAGCTCGTAGACTTCAAGCTGTTCAGTAACTTCTGCTCAGTCTTGATTTGCTTCTTGTACTGCAGCACCCACGCTGTGTACTCATCATCATTCTCCGCGAAATAATATCCGCGAGGAAGCGACCGACTGGCCACGATAGGTACCGAAAAGTTAAGTCGCAGTTCTGCAATACCCTCGCGAACCCCTCGGACTGATAAGTTCGTCATTTTGGCAATGTCGCGCGTGGTCAGTACATTCGCACGACCTACACGAATACATGCCAGTATTAGCTGTAAGCGTTCGTTCATAGCTTACTCTCCTTTTTCTTTTAGCAAGTCTTAAAATCGTTGTCACTCACCGAATACTTGCGATATTCTGCCAAATCATCCCACACGCTCGATTTGATTTCTTGCTCATATCCTTTTTGTATTTCAAGTAGTTCATTGATTTTAGCTTGCTTGCGTTGTTCTTTCTCTTTCTTCTTCACTTCAAAGTAGCAAGTCATAAATCCAGCTACAAAGAAACTTACTGCGATTGATCCAGCGCCTAATAGCTGGCTAGTTAATGATGGTTCTGGCATTATATACATATCATTGCTCCTTGTGTCCATTCTCGATTGCTTCTAGTTTTTCGACAAATTCTATGTAAGCTTTATAAAAATCGCCAGATTTTTTGCTATCTTTATATGCTTTTTCAACCAACTCCTCACTGTTCCCATAGAAACAGCCGACTTTCCATTTTTTATTTGATTTTGTGTAAGTGAAGTAACGCCCGCTTGACCAGTTGTTTTTGAATACAATATAATCTGCGTCGCCGTATACCTTAGCGTCGCCGTATACCTCTGCGTTGCCGTATACCTCTGCGTCGCCGGATACCTTAGCGTTGCCGGATACCCAAGCGTTGCCGTATACCTCTGCGTTGCCGGATACCTCTGCGTCGCCGTATACCTTAGCGTTGCCGGATACCCAAGCGTTGCCGTATTGACTTAGATTTTTTTCGTTTTCAACGTATCCTCCGACATCACCTTTTTTCACCCCTTCGAAAGAAATTAGAGCCTTGATTCTAAAAAGTTGGACTCCAAAAAAAACGATTGTATCATCTATTAATAATTCATATTTCATTCTTATATCTCCTTATTCATTCGCTTGATAACGTTATAATATCCGCTATCCCTTGGGATTGTGTATCCCGTCAAGTCTTCTACCTGGCTACCGTCCGACATGATATTAATAACGCGCGGTCGCCATTGATTGTTTTTGTTTTTCATTAAGCATATATCCATTTGTATCCGCCCGTTTGTTTTACTCTACCTTTTAGGACATCTACAATTCTTTTTTGAGATATCCCAGTATCTTCTGAGGCTAACTTAATCCCTCTGTGTACTTTGATAAGATGCCCGCTTAGAGAAAGCTGTTTAACTGGCTTATATCGGTTTACAGAGGATTTGATCGTTCTATTACCGTGATTACAGTTTTCTTTGTCTGTAGCCCATTCAAGATTTTCAACATTATTATTTAGTTTGTTTTCGTCAATATGATTGACAGTTCTTTTGTTTTCAGGATTTGGAATAAAAGTCTTAGCTACTAGCCTATGAACTCTTATTGTTGAACCTTTCCCATTTTTGAAAAGTCCTACCGCCAAGTAGCCCTCCGATAAAGTTGGTTGTAAAATTCGCCCTTTAACAAATTTCAAACTGTTATTTTTTCCTTTTACCATTCTATTCATAGACCGAACACTACCTAAATTCGATACTTGATAATGCCCCTCATAACCAGTTATATCTTTCCAAATCTCTTTCATTTTGATATAATTACCTCGTAAAGTGTTTTATCTCTCGACCGCTTGGCGTTCCTTTCTCCAAGGGGTCTTTTTTATGCTCTGCCAGCTAGACGGCAAGCGTACAGGTCCATGATCTTACCTCTAGCACTATCTGGATCACTAGCTAGTAACTTAGCTTTAATTTCGTCTGAAAGCTCGTAGCAGGTAGCTTCGAAGCCTTCAATCATTTTGTCAATCAAAATGGCAATTTCCTCCTGTCTTCTGCGTTATCCGGGTATTTAAAGTACAAGTCACGCCCGCCTTTAGTGATTCGACTAACTAGCCCGGTTTCAAATAGTGACTTCATCTCTGATCCAACTAGATTAGTAGTTATGATTGTTGCCTCTCGATCGTCTAATAAGCTGTATAGAAAGTCCTGCTTCCATTGTGCGTTATCAGATCGTCCGAGGTCATCCAGGATCAGATAGTCAACTTTCTTTAGTAGCTCTAGCCATTCGTTACTGGTCATTCCCTCTTTACGGTTGAAAGAGTTTTGAATTTTGATAAACAAGGCTGGCAAGTTAACAAATAGTATGCTCTTTGGTAGCTTGTTTGCTTTCCAGTCAGCGTTTAGCTTGCTTGCTACTGCCATAGCTAGATGCGACTTTCCTCGTCCAGCCTTGCCCATTATAAGAGCGTTACCCTTGCCATCGTGCAAGTAGTGAGATACTAGCCGTAGAGCGTAGTTTTTCGCTTTCTGGTCGATCTCATTCGATACCGTAAAGTTTTTAAAACTCGCTTCTTTTAGTCCACTTGGAATGATGCTATTTTTATCTAGCACATAATAGGTAGTGCGTAGTGTCGTATCTATTTCTGCTCGAAATAGCTTCTGGTTCTCCTCCTTTTCCATCTTCTCCCTTTGACACTCTGGGCAGAAAGTTCTGTTTCTTTCTTCCTTGAGTGGGATGTCGTCATTTAGAGACCATTTGAAGCATTGATGGATGTCACAAGTCTCTTGCTCATTGATATGATAGACGAGTGGTAGATTCATAGGCTAATCCTCCCCGTCTTCTTCCCAGGGTAGTAAGTCCGTGTAAGGACTGAATACTGGGTTCTTGATAGGATAGGGACTGGCCTCTTTTTTTGTTTGTTTTGCCTGTCTCTTCTGCTCGTGCTTTTCAACTTCCTCTAACGAGGTAAAGCCCTCTTTCTTCCAGTTTTCTAAAATTGCTTTCAGATAATTGAAACTAGTTGAGCCGGCATCTTCTGTTTTCTCAATCGCGTACTGGATCATGTCAACCGTCATATTATCCAGTCCGATATAGTCAAGTAGCATTTGAGTGTGACGCTCATTGATTTTGATGTTGCTGTCTTTGATAATCTTTGAGAAAGATTTTTGACCAGCGTCATCGTCATTATCTACTGACCTTGACTCTACTAGACTATACTCACCTATACTATCCTCTACTATCCTATCCTTACCTATACTATGCTGACACTTGCCCGTCACTTGCCCGTCATCTGTCTGACACTTGCCCGTCACTTGCCCGTCAATGTATTTTTTTTGACCTGTAACCCGTTTCCCTTCAACCACCAAGTCTGTTTTTTCTAGTAACAGTTCGCGGTATCGTGAGGGTTGTACCCGGTCTGCTCTGATTTTGTTTTGTTCTTCAAAGTCAGTGATAAAGTAAACCATGTCGTCGTTTAGTGGTAAGATGAATTTTTTTACAACCAGCAAACCCAGCGAGTCTTCCTTAGCTCCGATCATTCGGACGATTGGGAAAGCCTCAACCACTCCGTCGTCGTCACTCGATAAGATCAAGTGAGTATATAGAGCTTGCGCTTCGAACGGCATCATTAAAAACTTTCGACTTTGAAAAATCTTTTTAGATAACATTCTTCTCTCTGCCATCTTTCTCCTTTCTATTCACTCTGCCAGATTGTCGCATTTATGCGACTGTATCGCTAAAAAAAATTGCCATAGCTTCATCTTTCGTAAGATTAAGTGTTGACACAATCAAGTTGACCTCTTTGATTGAAAAGTTGCCGTTCTGCTTCATCTTACGATAAAATGTGCTTTTATCAATACCGATCTTAGATGCAAGTTCTTCTTGCGTGGTATTGCATTCTACAATTTTACCTTTTAATTTAGATACATTAACCATGTATTCTCCTTTCTTTTTGTCGCATTTGTGCGACTTCTTGAATTAAGTATAACATGACGAAAAGTGTTTGTCAACAAAAAAATCGCATTTTTGAAACTTTTTTATTGCGTTTTTGAGACTAAAGGTGTAAAATTAGTGTGTAATATATAAGAGGAGAAAAAATCATGAACGTCGGAGAAAGAATTAAATTAAGAAGAAAAGAATTGAAGATCTCTGCTGATACCCTCGCTGAGCGCGTGGGAGTTTCTCGCTCAACTATATTTAGATATGAAAAAGGGGATATAGAAAAGGTTGGTCCAGAGGTACTAAAGAAGATTTCTGAAACTTTGAATATATCGCCCGCTGACCTTATGGGGTGGGAGGACGATGCGAAAAATGAAATTGGGTCAAGTGCATCTTCTGATTATTCAGAAACCGACTTACGCAAGATGGCAGAAAATGCAAAAACATTCGATGGAAAGCCCTTGGATGAAAGTGATATCGTAGCTATACAGAATATAATCGAGGGGTATCTAAAAGGCAGACTATGAGTATTGAGGAAATTTGCGATCTGCATGGTGTCCGAATAGCCTATTTTGACAAGGAATTGTGGCATAGGCACGGCATCTATGTAGATGAGATTAAGATAGTATTTGTTAATAAGGCACTATCTAGTGATGCACAAAAAAGGGTTATACTGCACGAATTAGGCCACCTAAACCATACCGAGGCCAATTACACAATTAACCCGATTAAATGTGAAAACGAGGCTAATAGGGCCATGATACACGCATTATTAAGAGAGGAGTTAGAGCAGACTGATAAAGAAGATTTTAACTACTTGAGTTTTATGGAGAGGCACAAACTAAAATCAGTGACCGATGAATTGATGGTTATTGATGAATTTTATAGATTAGTAGGATGAGGTTATGGATTTAGAAAACACTAAATTAAAAATAAAATGTAATCACTGTGGTAATCATATCATTTTGACTTACCACACTGTCAAATGCCCAAAGTGTGGCACATCGTATGATCCAGAGGAAGTAAAACAAATCTTCCATAATTACGAAAGCAATGTAGAAAATAGCAAGGCTACACAAGTAGGTAACGCTCTTACTGGTGCTGGCGAAGCTATGCAAGGTTGCGGGCAAGTTGTTAGTAGTTTAGGTTGTCTAATCATCCTTATCTTTCTACTAATCCCACTACTACATTTTATTTTTAGTTTAATGTAAAAAAACCCCACGCTCTCAAACTTTGGCGAGTCTGAGCGTGAGGCAGTCAAGATAAAGAAAGGATTTCAAAATGTTTTATTTTGAAAGGGTCTTTCTGTACTCTATTTTATCAAAAATGGAGGTGAAAGACAATGAATAAAGTAGCGTTATATGTACGAGTTTCAACTACTTCCCAGTTAGAAGAAGGGTACTCGATAGAAGAGCAAAAGGCAAAATTAGAGAGCTACTGCGATATTAAGGACTGGCACGTTTACAAGGTTTATACCGATGGTGGCTTCTCTGGCTCAACTACTGACCGCCCAGCATTAGAGCAATTAGTACAAGATGCCCAAAGAAAGCTGTTTGATACAGTATTAGTATATAAGCTGGACCGCTTGAGCCGTAGCCAAAAGGACACGCTCTACTTGATAGAGGATATCTTTTTAAAGAATAATATCGAGTTTGTCAGCCTGCTCGAAAACTTTGACACGTCTACACCTTTCGGACGAGCCGTTATAGGTTTGTTATCCGTATTTGCTCAGCTAGAAAGAGAGCAGATAAAAGAGCGTATGCAATTAGGCAAGCTAGGCCGTGCTAAGTCTGGCAAGTCCATGATGTGGGCTAAGACTTCCTACGGTTACGATTATAACAAAGAGACTGGATCAATGACTGTTAACGAGTATGAAGCCTTGGCAGTCAAGGAGATATACGCATCTTATCTAGCCGGTATGTCCATTACTAAGTTAAGAGACAAGATGAATGCCGATTATCCAAAGAAGCCCGCTTGGAGTTATCGCACAATCAGAGGAATACTAGGCAATCCAGTATATTGTGGTTTAAACCAATACAAGGGGCAGACTTTCCAAGGCACACACAAGGCCATAATCTCGCTAGATGATTTTGAGCAGACACAAAGAGAGCTGGCTAGAAGACAACAGACTGCCAAAGAATTGCTAAACCCTCGACCATTCCAAGCTAAGTATATGCTTTCTGGAATGGCTCAATGCGGTTACTGTCACGCACCTCTAAAAGTCATTTTAGGCCAAAAGAGAAAGGACGGCACACGCACCAAAAGGTACGAATGCTACCAGAGACACCCACGATCTACGAGAGGTGTCACGGTATATAATGATAACCAAAAGTGTGACTCTGGCTACTACTACATGGATATACTAGAGCATTATGTACTAACTCGCATAGCTATGTTGCAGAATGACCCAGACAAGATACAAGAATTATTCTCGGACGATACAAGCCCAGTTATTGACAAGCAAGCTATACAGAAGCAGATAGATAGCCTAACACTCAAATTAAGTAAGCTAAACGACCTATACCTGGACGATAGGATCACGCTAGATGAATTAAGGAGCAAGTCTGCTGATTTTATCAAGCAAAGGGCTACGCTAGAAGAAGAAATAAAAAAAGCTACTAGCGATAAGCAAGTAAGCAAGAAAAAGAAGATTGAGAAGCTACTAGATGCTAGTAGCGTGTTTGATATGTCTTACGATAACCAGAAAGTTATCGTTAGAGAGTTGGTAGACAAGGTACAGGTCACATCTGACAAGATAGTTATTAATTGGAAAATTTGAGAAATTTACTATCCTTCATTTCAATCAAGGGTAGTAAATATATCGCTTTCCGTTACAATAGACAATCTTCAAAATCGCCGTTATAACAGACAAAAACCACTCATAACGAGTGGTTTTAAAATATACTGCTATCTCTTTCCATTTCGTTCACGACTGCAACAGTCAGCATTTTCTCAGCGATATCGCCCTCCTCAATTTCATCGGGAGAATAGTAGTAGTCGATAATCATGCGTTTTTCCATGATTTCGTTGTACTCACCTCGCACGACATAGAGGTATTCATCGGTTAGGCCCTCTTTGATGTCCGAAGTTAATTCATCTAGCAACTCGCTATAGTCGTAGCTAAATGTATAATTTCCAGCATCTATCCACGCTTGTATCTTCATGATGGTTTCAAGGGATAAATCCTCAAAACGTTTCTTACCGTTCCTCAATTTAGATATTGAACCCTCTGAAATTCCTGTAGCTTGCCAGAGAGCATAGCCAGAGATGGCCTTGTTCATCAAGACCATTCTGACACGTTCTGTGTTAATAAGCATAGATCACCCCGTTGTCAACATGACCGACTTTTCTAACACCATCTAGTGGGTGCATCCCACGGCCTTCGATTAAGATGTACCCATCTTTATCGACCCAAAAATCAAAGCCGTCTGCAAATTCTTCAAAAGTCTGCTCGTCCTTATAATCTGTTTCGTAAATTCCGACAAGCACTTCTTTTAGTTGTTCTTCTGTAATCATTTT